TTTTTCCATCGTATCTTGTGATATTAAATTGAATCTACCAGAAGTATCAGCTAATTTTGTTGTTAAATCTGTTAAATTTTTAATATCAAAACCTAATCTAAGTGCATTTGGAACCGTTTCAATAATTGAATCTCTATAGGCTCTGGATAATTCTCCAGTAATACCCATTTTTTCATTTATATCCGTATGTAATTGAGATTCTCTTTGTATTTGATTTAGAATTTCATTTCCTATATTTGTTGTTAATTCAGTAGGATTAGTATATTTATCAGTTTTTTCAGAAAGTCCAGATTTTACATCTGCCGAGGCATTTATTGTTGCAAAAGGGTCTTTTGCAATATCACCTCTGGATGTGGGTGTTGTTTGTGGGTTACTACCTCCTTTAAATGATGATGCCGGTTCACCTCTAAAAGACGCTTCAGTTGCTCCGTCAATTACTTTATTGTTTTGACTTTTCCATTTTTCAATGGCTTCATCAGCATTTCTTGACTCACTTAATATTTTTGAATAACTGGGCATACATATAAATACTATTGAGTATTATTTTCTAATTCAATTATGTAATTAACATAGTATCTTCTTAAATGGACAGGCATAGTTAAGACATCACCATATGTGAATCCTTTTTTAACTAAAAATAAAATTTCGTCTAATTGTCCTTTTTTATATTGAGTAGAAAGGGCGAAAGAACTCAACCCCGAACCCAATATTAACTTGGATTGTGTCTCCTGACGGGGTTGTTACTGTTTGGGTTAAATCTAACCCTGGTTTATTATCTTGAACAAATTTTCTAAAATTTTGTGAATCTCTTATTGGCATTAACTCTACAAAACTCCTAATTTTTAAAGCATCTTTTACTCCATTTATAGATTTAATCATCATTTCAAGTTGTTTTGTTACGATGGGTGCAACTCCGTTTCCGTTCCAACTTTCTTTAATTTTATTAATTTCGTCTTCTTGTTTTTGTGTTAAAAACTTAAAAGTTATTTCAGTTTTACTTTTTTCTAAATAATAACCGTACTCACCTTCAGAATTTTCTGTTAAATTAAAATCTTTTAATTTTAAAGATTCTAAATCTACATTTGTTGTAAATTCTAAATTTGTTTTTGGGTCGGTAGTGGTAATATTATATTCTGTTCCAAAAGCAGTATTTCTCAAAAATATTAAAATTGATTGTCTATCTTCCTCAACAATTTCATCAATTGGAAAATCTTTATCTAAAATTTTTCTTTTTAAAAGTTCACTAATAACGGTATTTGTACTTAAAAAACTTGGAGACGAAAGAATGTTCTCATCTGAAGCCGTTAAATAAGCAACTCTTAATGTTTTTCTTTTATTTGAATAATGTATTCCTCTACTTGGTAGTTCAATTACATCATAACCTATTGTTGGGTCAATTTTAAAATCTTCCATAATATCTTAATTTAAATAATAAGTAGTTCAAAGTAAAGTTTTTAAAAATAAAAACCGATAATCTTTTGAATTATCGGTCTTAGTATATGAAAAAGTATTATATTAATAGATTAATATACATCTGTCCATTCTTAATGAACAATCAATACTAGCTAAATCATCTCTTGAATAGTCTAATTCACCAAAGTTTAAGTCAGTTAAAAAACAGTTTTCTAATAGCCATTTTTCAACGACAACTCCTGTTGGATCTAACATCTCTAATTCTACATCTTTTTTGTAACCCGCAGCATAACCCATACGACCTGTAACAGATTCAGCATGTAAACGGAACCATTCCATTAAAGCTTGAGCGGCTGAAGGTCCGATTGGATCTCTGAACTTTACTTTAATTTCGTTCCATTCAAACATTCCAGCAACATAAGTTTTTGTATTCAAAAAAGGAATCTCTACAGATTTTATTTTTGCACTTGGTCTTGCAGCTGAGGATACATACCATTCGTTTATACCCAAAGATGAGTTGAATCTTACGATAAATCGGTTTGTCCTTTTTGGTTCGTAAGGTGTCGGCATTTTCATTAATAAATCGGCCATATTGTGTGTTGTTAAATTTTTTTAGTTATTTACTTTCTTATAAATATATCCAAAAGGAAAATAATTTTATTTTAGATTAATTATATGAAAAAGGTTGTTTATGTCAATTATTTTTCGTAGTTTTTTACAGGCTCCAGTATCTAGTTCCAGTTTAACATTCTACTTAAATAAATTAATATTAATAATAAATACTAGTATATCTAGTTCCAGTATTCTGGGTATAGTATAAATATATAATTATTATACAATATGGTTCCACGTGGAGCACAAAAAAAGAGTACCATTTCTGATACTCTTTTTCTTCTTATATCTCCTTTTAGATTAGATATTTTCAAATGAAGCTCCTGTTGGAGTAATAATAAACTCTACATCGATGTATTCAAGAGAACGAGTTGGTTTGATGTAAATCTTACCTCTCATAGTGTTTGCGTCGATATCCTCAGGATCGTTAGATACTGTTACACGGAAATCATATAAACCTCTTTCTTTCTTAATTGCATCCAAGATAGGATTTACCAATCTTAAGAATTCGTTTCTTACTTGGTCATCGTTTTGTTCAAACAATAATCTTACAGAAACTGCTGAAATTAACTTTCTTGCTCTTAATAACAATCTTCTTACGTTGATTCTATCTAAAGCTGACTCTCTAACTTGTAATGTTTTGTTACCCCATATAATGGTACCTGTGTCAGAGAATGTAGCGATTGGGTTAATTCTATTCTTATATAATACGTCTCTATCGTCTAAAGTCAATTTTTTGGTTGCTTTTATTGCATTTACCAAACCTCTACTATAACCCGCAACTGCGAACCAGGGATAAGATACGTTGTCGGTTAAGGCAATATTCTTAACAACCTCACCTGTTGGTGGGATATATAATTGAGTTGCATTATCTGTATCTCTTACTTGAATCCAAGGCCAATATGTGGCGGAGTAGTTAGAATCAATTGATGCACTTTCTAAAGCCGCAACAATTTCATCAGTTGCCGTTTTTCCTGTTATATTAGGTGAATTCATTACATATAATGAATCAGCTCTATCTGTTTCAATAATATCAATAGTTTGATTAACTAAAGAACTATGGTCTTGGAAGTTGATACCTGGAGTTGCAAATACATTAATGTCAATAGCTTCAGGGTTTGCATATGTTTGAATACCCTGTAAGTAAGCATAATAATCAGAATTACCAACACTTGAACTAAACACACCACCATTAGTAGTATGACCTGACTTGTAAATTGTTTTACCAAATATATAAGCATCGGTATTAGTTCTTACATTTCTATAAATGTCCCAACCATCTCTACCACCATATACTGCGAAAGCAAACTTACGGTAGTTGATGTTTGTTAGTTTATTATTAGCCTCATCAGTTTGTCCTTCTAAATCGTAACCTGTTGTTTGGAAAATTTGTTTACTATTAGCGTCCAAAATTGTTGATGCGTTTGTTGATAAATGAAAACCAAATGTTTCAGTTGTACCAGCCTCACCTTTATATTTTAACAAATCTTGGTCAAAACCAACTGTACTTGATAAACCTAAAATAACCTTTCTTACTTTATCTCCACCTTCAATATTAGGTGCCCCTGTAACATCATATGTTTCAAACTCACCTGCGTCAAGATAGTTTGTTTTATATACAATACTACCAAATGTATCATTATTTACTCCAAATTGTTCGTTGTTAGCAAAACCTTTAAAACCAGCTGGAATTGCATCCACAGGTGCCCCATCTGCCATCATTAACATGATTCTTTTAGAGACCAATGTATATTCACCATCAGATGTACCTATTTTTTTAGCAATATAACCTGGCATATCTGGATTCATCGAACATCTTGAATATTTTTCTAAAACAACTTGATTATCATCGGTATCGTTAAAATCACGAACCACTAAATCAAATTCCATAGTATCTAAATTAATATTTTGAATATTGATTTTAACTTGGAAGTTAGCGGCTTCACCATCTGAAATTGTAATAACTTGAAATAAATCTGCAACTTTTCCTCCACGAACTTCAGAAACTACTATTGGAGAAATTGTTGTATCCCATTGATGTAAGAAATTATTAGTTTCTTCTTCGTAAGACACATCCATAGAAACACCTCTAATTAAACCTCTTTTATAACCTACATTTAAAAAATTAGGATATGATTCGTGAACATAAACAGGATAATCATGATAATCCTTATCAAAAACCTCCACACCTAAAACTTTAGTAATGTATTTTGATGAAGAAGTATCGAAAGAACATGTAAATTCTTTTGCTCCTTCTGTATGACCCGTTACATGAATTTTAAATTCTCCTAATGGATTATGTTTCATATCATCAACTTCACTTAAAGTGAAATTTGCATTTCCTGTAACTTCATGAACTAATGTTTGTCCACTGTAATGACCTCTTGGTCTAACAGCTGCAACCACTACATTATGATAATCTGTAGCCAATTTAGCATCCCAATCATATTGTGTAATATTCCATTTGTCTGTTGAGTTTGTAAATTCAAATTTATATGAATAAACTCCATTAATACCAGTTCCTGTAATAGGGGCTACTTTACCATCTAATTGATGATGCATTGTATTCCACCACTCTTTATTATTATAGTTACTAGCATATGGTTTATCGGTCAATGGTGACACTAATTCAGTACCATTTGGTGAAGGTTCATCATCAGGTAATCTACCAATTATGAAATATTCGTTGGTTGAACCATCGGTTGAGCCAGTGTACCCACCATAATTTGCTTTTAGATATGTTATAATATCTGTACCTTGATATGAAGTTACACCTGATAAATGTTTTATTATTTTATCTAAGTCCACACTACTACCTGTTGTGGTAATTGTTGTTGGAGTGATTGTAACACCTGTAACATCTGCACTTTGTGATATACCTGTATAAGGAGCACTATGTTCAAATATTACACCACCAACAGTTTTAATACCAAATGTTTTATATGGTTTATATCCTGTAAGACCCAATACTCTTGTTACGAATAATTGATTTGATTCTTGTAAATATGATTTTGCAACATATCCTAATTCATATTTAGGATTACCGTTACCATCTTTTTCTGGTGATGTACTACCAAAATACAATTTAAAATCGTCAAAATTAGAAATTAAAATTGGTTCGAAAGCTGGACCTTTTAAAGTCTCACCCGCTAAACCTAATGTGGTAACACCTACACTCTGTGCTACAAATGTTAAATCGAGCTCGGATGTGTAAACACCTGGAGACACGAAAACTCTGTTATTACTTGCCATTGATTTTTGTTTGGTTAAATTAATTTTATTACTTATCTAATAAATATCTTTGTTTTTATCAAAGATTTCCCAACTTTTTTTAAAAAGATAGTTATTTATCTTTTATTATCTTTATTATGGAAAAGAATCAAAAAAACGTTAAAATAAGTGTAAAACACCATGAAATACTAAAAAAATATTGTGATAACAATGGACTTAAAATTTATAAAGTCTTAGAAAAACATATTGAGGATTTGGTAAAACCTAAGAAAAAGGACATTTATGGAGATGATTAATAGAGATAAACAAAATCCATTTTTGACCCATTAACAGGAGCACTTGTTAAAGTAATTTGATTTGTATCGGTTAATTGATAACCCTCATCATTATATTCAATTAAACCATTTGTGGTTATACTAATAAAAGAACTAATTTTATGTAATAAAGTAAAAGATAAATCGGTTCCATTAAAAAAATAACTTTCAC